GTGTCGCTGGTGACACCCTCCCTGGACTTCGGATTGTTGAAATCCACGGTGTACAGATTTGGTCTGTTGTTTCCGCCCTTGGCTTTACGAACAGTCTTTCGCAATACTCCAGATGATTCAATCCTTTGCATGGCACGGATAATCGTGCTCCTACCAAGACCTGTCTTTTCGGCAAGGTGGTCATAGGACGTAGTGAATTGCTGTGTGTCGTTATCCATGTAACGTATGGCGTTTACCAATACGCACAAGGCTATTGGGTCGCTGCCTAGGTATTCCATCACCCAAGTTGGGATTGGAATGAATGTTCCACTGAACTTTGCCATGTTTGATTTGCTCCTCTTTGTGTGTTAACATCGGTTTATGGAAAGGACTTCTTCCTTCCCTGCCAATTCCGTCCCCCTTTCTGCGGAATCTGGCTTTAGGATTGAGAGTGGCAGGGTTTCCTTCTTTGACCTGCCACTCTCTCCTATAACTCTTTGGTCTTAATAGACCCGTCAGAATAGACCGTAATCTGCATTACAGGCTTTATAACGGTCAAAACTTTCTCCATGCGTGGGGTAGACACCACCTCTTGTTTTGACGCATCCTGGGGCTTCCTAGGGGCCTCTGGGGTACTGTCTACGGTCAATGGCGCAAGACCATTGGTTAACTCTAAACAATCTAGGTTGCGTTCATTTGCCCCAAAAACCAAGCGTTGAGTCAGGTCAGTAGGCTCACCAGACTCATCTTCATCAAATAAAACAAGGGCTTTAAGAGAATTACCTGAACGGCTTTGGGCTTGAAAAAAGGTGTCTTCTACAAGACTGTCTACCTTGACGATTGAGTCGGCAGCCTGACCAACTGCTGGTGGTACTTTCCCAGACTCTGAATAGACGGTGAACTTTGCGCTGTGGTCAATCATCCAGTCCATTACTCGTGCTTGACCTGCGGTTGGTTTTCCTGTCCACAAGATGTGGAACCACTCACCTTGGGAGTCTTTAAGACCAGACTCGATTACGTTTGCTGATGCGTTACCTGTACCACCGACTAAGTATTCCATGTTGTTTCCTTATTTGATTGATTTTTTATGTGCCATATCTCCAGTTAGGGTGAGTAAGCGTAGCAGGGTATGTACTGCTCCTGCAAGCGTGGCAACTACTAATCCTGCAAGCCACCGATCTTTGAAATGTATTACAAAGATTGAGGCGTAGGACAAGATAGTACCAACAACAACCTTGACCCACGGCATTGCTTCCCGTGGTGAGATTGCTTCAAGTATTTGTACTGCTTTGTAAACGGCTAATGCACAGATTATGTAGTTCATTCTTTTCCTGGAATCCAATCAAATACTACGGCGTACCCTTGAATATTCTGAATCAACACTGTAACTGGAATAAGTGTTGGCAACAACTTTGTTATTGCGTCTTGTGTTTTCTTTTTGTTTGTTGTGTAAGTTGAGTACGATGCGTACTCTTGATCTGCCCAAGCGTGGTCAGCAAAGTTGTTTTGGTAAATAAACCCACCAAAGTCTGAAGACCCGTTAAAGAATGTTCCGTAAGTCTTTGGCTCAACCATCCATTCAGAAACATTCATAACGTCACCAGCATCAAGAGCAAACAGCATTACTGGGTAAGCCATTGCACTAGCGCTTTCTGGCATAAGAATTACACGCCTGTCTTCTGGAGACAGGTTTACTGGCATTAGATAATCATCTTGTTCCGCAGTATTCCACTCAGTCCAAGCGGCTGAAGCAGACCAGAATGAGCCATAAACCCTGCCATCTCCTGATTTTTTAACAGAAGACCAGTAGTCAATTCCCGATTCTACTGGAACAGCAACTTTAGAAATTAGCGCAAACTGTGCTGAAGCGCCACTTGTATTTGAAACAGTAAGCACTTCATCTTCCTTAGTGTAAGAGCATGAAGCACTTGAAGAACTGAAATCCCACTTCTTAGTTCCAGACTCAATCACAAACAAAGAGTCAGCAACAAGGTTTGCTTTTTCTGCGTGTACACGGAAAGTGTACCGAGGGTCAGTTGTTGATTCCACAATGTCCACTTGACTACCACTAACAGCCGTAATGTATTGAGCAGCAGCCTCTAGAGTTCCTTTGCGCTGTCGGTAATAACCAATGTCTTGAATTATTTGTCGAATGCGAGAAGTACCGATATCTTCTGAAGTGATTTCCAAACCGAGCATTGAAGTTAATTGATCAAGCGATTCGGACTCAGTTATTGATGGATCGTATTGTGTGATAACTGCGTTAATAAGAGTGCGTGTTCGGTCTAGTTCAAAACCAAATACATCAATAAAGCGTTCAAGTTGACCACGCTGTTTTCCAGTTGGGTCTAGATCTCTTCCAGAAGTATCACCAGTCCTAATGTACGCAGGTATTCTGTTCCATAGCGTGGCTGTTCCACCGTGGTTATACGGAACTAATTCTTGTAATGTGGCAACTCGTTCATACCAATTAACACCACTAGGACCAGTTCCATTTTGGTTCCAATGTAAGAACAAAGAATAGTAAGCCCACCTACCTTGCGGCAGACCATGGTGTGTTACAGCCCAAACAGTGTCGTCATACCGTTGTGTTTTAATTATGACACCATCGGCAACAGTTTCTGGAGCACCATTTTTTGAATACACCACAACAATTTCAAAGATGTTTGATTCACCAACACCTGTATCGATAGGGTTTACCATTCCAAATGTTGACCATTCTAATTCTATTGTTGAATAGTCTGTTGCTGTTGCTGCAAATGATGCATTAACAATTAATGATCCAGTTGCTGTAATAAGTCCCGTAGAACGTATTGCAAAGTCAGATTCAACTCTGGTTAGACCAGCAGGTGCTGTTTCATCAGTACCACGTAAGTATGAGCCAAACGGGTTGGGGTCTGGCGCTCCAACACTATCTTTTCTACGAACTCTAAAAGAGGTGTATGCCATATTACGCTACTGCAATTCCGCCACTTGCTGTGACTGCTAAGTCTTCAAGTAATAAGAGAGTTCCAGTAGTAGTAGTTACACCTTTAACTGATGGGCTAATTCCTACAGTAGAAATCTCGTTAGGAGTTCCAGATGTATTAAATGTTGTTATGGTTACGTAATCAACACCCGTAATATCAAGGACAGTTCGGTACAAAGTACCAAGGGTTATTACTTGGTCAAAAGTAACATTTTGAAAAGAAAACAATTCTTTAATTGCATCTTCAACATCTGTTTTTACAGCCTCTTGTGAAAAGGTGCTCATTACATTTAACGTCAAACCAACATATACAGGAGTCAATGTTATTGATGGCATAACTACAGAGTTAACACCAAACATTTGTCGTGGTGATATGTAATCATAAACTGAATAACGAAGACTGCTATCAACTGCAATTGGTGAAGTTGTTGGTTCTACTGCTAAAGTTCCGTCATAAACAGATTGATCTGTTAATGCATAGATTCTTACGTTGTCATTTCGGTATTGTGCTGCTGGGCTATCTACTACCACAGAAGCACTGTTTGGCTCAGTAATATCCAAATCATAAGCAAGAACACTTGCGCTTGCTGTTACTAATTCAAATGAGCCATCGTATGGGTATCCAAGTCCTGATATTCCTACGATGTCAGAAACTGATAGACCATGTGCTGAAGCGGTTCCAAGGACAACTTGATTGTCTTGTATTTTTTTAGAAATGATAAGACCTTGAACTGGTGTGTCAGCATTTATTTTTGCTGTTGCTTTAACTACTCCAGGGACTCTAAGTGTAAGATCAATATAATCCTGAATAGACACAGCACGGTCTTGAGAACGGAACGATGCTGGAATGTTTGTTTTTAGTGAAGTAATACTTTCACTGTCTGTACCACCAATTGCTTTTGTAGAGTTAGGCGTAATAATTACACCATCGTACGGTGGGCCATAAATATTATTCAATGATTCAAATTCTTTAATTGCGTTTACATCTACGTTTCCAGCAGCACCACGACTACGGCGGTATACAATACGAACAACGGCGTTTGTTGTTGGAATCTTTCCGTGTACTGAGTTACCAAATACAATTGTAGAAGTATCGTCTGCTGAGAGCGTTACAGAAAAAACAAGGTCTGTGTTAGTTGCTTCAATCAAACGAGTTACTTGGGTGTACGGAATTTCTGAACCGTTTGCGCCTTCTGCAACATACACTTCAATAGA